ATGAATTGCAGCGTCGCTGAAAAAAATGCTGATCGTGCTGAGAAAATTAACGCTGCCATCCAAAACGCAGGCAGAAGCGTTACAGAGCATGAGAATGCACGAAAAATCATATTTGGCGCTCTAGACGGCACGAAGATTCCCACAATCAAACTTTGTGATACGTACCTAAATATTGAAGATGAACATCGGCCACCTCACAGTCTCAGCGATGAAGCAAAAGACGTCTTTGGCAGGCTGACAGACCTCATTAAGGAATCCAGTCGATACGATTTAAGCGATATCGCTGACGACCTTGCTCTTAGTCACGACATCAAACTTCTGCCATAGAAACACCAGTGTAAAGGGATTTCCCAGTCCTTCGCATGCAAGCCCAAGGACTGGGGTAGCGCCAATATCGGCGCGCTTATGACCTGGAGGTCAACATGGCTACACCGGTAAGCTCTACCGAAGCAGGAATCATCGCAGCGCTTGGCGCAATATCGCTTTACTTGCGATCTCGCCCAGACTACGACGCAGCTGAGCTGCAGAAGTATGTGAATTTCTTCAAAAACACCCGGCAGCCAGCGGCTGATGCGGGCGCGTTCAATCTTGCGCTCGACACTGTTGGTGGTGACCTCAGCAATGTTCAAGAGGCCATCAAAAATGGCGTAGGAGCTAAGCCTCTTTAATCGACAGGCGCATTGTCGCGGATTACAGCGCCGGCAATGCGCACCTTCCCATCTTCAGTTACTTCAAATGGCTGAGTCATATCCTGCTCCTGCGGCCATGCCGCGTCATGTTGGTTGTTTTGCGTCTTTATGCCTGAGGATCAGACGCGTACGGTCATGCCAGGGCCCGCCGTAGACGATGATCTCGGACGGCCTGCTGTACAGGTGATGCAACAGGAAAGGTCCGGGGCCGAAGACGCCCGACTCTTCATCGGGCAGTGCCGGGTCTGTGCCCAGGTAAATTCCAGCGTGGTTCGGGTGAACAGTCCGCCCGACATGCATGACGATCAGGTCGCCGCGCTGTGGCCGGTCGACTCGCACAAAGCCGGCTGCCTCGTAATGCTGCTCGTACAGGCTTACGTTCACTGCACTCTCCCACCAGCCATCGACGCGCTGGAAGGCTTCAAACTTCAGCCCCCATTCCCGCTGATACCAATCGGCGCAAACCTGCCAACAGTCCCAAGCGCCGTGCACGAACGGGCGCTTGAGCAGCGGCGTGCTACCCGCCGGCGTAATCGTGCGCAAGTCACCCTCCAGAAAAACGGGGTCAGACCACTATTCGGATGTATGTAAAAGTGGCCTGCCCCCTATTACACCATGAGAAGCGACCACCGCCCCAAGACTGGGCTGTGCTCTTGAGAAATGCGGGGCAGGCATTATCTGATTTGTGTAAAATCGGCGTCTGATCAGCATTACTTTAATGGTGGTCTGACCCCGATTTACTCTGACCCCGATTTACTCGCACATGTTTACGATCGCACGCGAATGGGGGCTGACCAACATTGCCAACCCTTGCTTCGGTGTGCGCCGAAACAAAGAGACCCCGCGGGACTACTACGCCGGCGATATCGTGTGGAACGCTGTGTACGACGCAGCCGCGCAGGAACTGAAGGACGCTATGAACTTGGCGTACTTGACTGGCCAGCGCCCCGCCGACGTGCTGAAGGTGGCTACCACTGATTTGAATTCAGAGTTCCTGTGTCCAATCCGGGCTGAGCTCCTTTATCAATGACCTGCAAGAACGTCGGGCCCTCAGCAGCATAAAAACATCCAGACTGATCACCAATACATCCGGCCTTCGTATGAGCCAGCAGATGCTCCGAAACCGCTGGATGAAGCCCGCGAGAAAGCCGCCGTCAAAGCAGCCACCGAAGGTCCCCGGGTTGATTTTCTCATCGCAGGATTAGCATTCTGGGGTTCAGCAACGAAGGTGCTACTTAAGGATGCGGCCCTGACCAAAGTAGCGCACTCAACTACCACGTCTACGCGCTACCCTTCAAAATTTTGAATTTACAATGCTAGAACCACCCAACCTATGCGCAGTTGCGGAACGCATTCCAAAAGTCGCGGAACCGTTCTTAAATCGCAGGCAATAAAAAACCCCGTAGATCATTGATCTACGGGGTTTCTAAGAGTGGAGGCCGAGGTCGGAATCGAACCGGCGTAGGCGGATTTGCAATCCACAAATTTCCAATTATTTATCAATAAGTTATCAAAAAATCTATTCCGCATCGCAAAGATGTACACGTGGCTGGAGCCCTCTTGAATCGGGAGGCTTTATTTCGGTTGCGGAATGGATTTTCCAGCCCAGCGGATGGCTGGGCTTGGGTGTACCTGGTGCGATTTCCTAGCTGTTCCAAACCTTCCATAACGGCTGCGATGTTTCACACGCTGTGATCCAGTCGCCGATTTCCTGAATCATTTGCTGGGCTCGCTCCTCGTCGATGTCGTCACTGTCTAACTGCCTCCAGACGAAGCCTAGAAACGTGCCCACTCCTTCGGGAAACTTTACGTTATCCTGGTTGAGATTCATTTCTAGAATGGGTGCGCCTTCGTAATCAGTTTCACCATTAATCGCCTGATGTGAAATGTGCCAGCCAGTGTCGGTCTTTTTGACTCGGAGTGACGTGTTTGCTGACCAGCGACGTGTTCTATAAGTAAGCTTGAATTCCATGGTTCTCTCCTTTGTTAGGGCCCAAACGTTCAACGGGTGGCATCTGCCACCAAGCCTATGGGCGATGCAGCCAATTTTCCGTTGTTGGTGGAGCTGGTGGTAGACGGGGTGGCTTGTCGCCCTGGATGACAGCAGCCAGCAAGCATATGGGCGCGCTAGCCGCTATTTTCCGTTGCCCATCGTGGCGCCCTTACCTCATGCAGTCGCGGCGAGATTCCGGGCTTACCTCGCAAATCTCCTTGCCGTCTTTGCCCAGTTTTAAGAAGTACTCGACCCGTCCCTCTCCTTCTACGATCTTGGTACGTGAGACGACCACGTCGCCAGGACCGCTCCAGCTCGTCCCGAAGTAATGGCCATCGACGTAAACCACTCGACCGTATGCGAAAAACTTTGCCCTTGGCGTCTCGCCCTGTAGAAGGGCTACCATATCGAGAGTAAAGATCGAGGACGAGTTGGCGCCAGTATGCGCCTCTATATACGCCAGATTGCGCAGCTCGTCGTATCCGCCGATATGGAAGTCCTCGACCTTAAGCTCAGGGTCCATCGCAGTCGATACCATGACAAGCCTTTGGATAGCATCTCCTTCTGCCTGGATCAGAACAATCGCAGCTTCTGTATCTCCGTCGTCAGGGCGCAGCTTGTTTGCGGCGATCAGCGCAACGTTGCTCAGGGGATGAATGCCGGATGTCATCGTCAAGCCTTGGCCGGCAGCCGCTTGGGACACGTCTTCTCCCAGGTAACAGAGTCGGTCTCGGTAAGTATTCAGGATGTCAGCGCCAGGTCCGTGAAGCGGCATGTTAAGGCTAAGGCGACCCATGCGATCCAAGTACTCATAGATAGAGGCACAATCCAGCCTCACCTTATCCGGCGAAGCCAAAACTAGTCCAGCTGCTAGGACGGCGGCGGGGAGCAGGCAGCAGGCAGCAGGCAGCAGGCGAATGCTTTGAGCATGATTTTCCTATGAATTGCAAGCATCCAGCAGCTTCGGAAGGTTGCAAATCTGCGCGTCCCCATCTTGCCGCTCGGGATAATCATTGAAGGTGGTGCGAAGCCGTTTGCCCGTTCGAATCTGCGGCAACAATTCGTCCAACGCTTTCTGCCGTGTGTAAGCGATTTCCTATTTACTTCGACGGTCAAGGCGTTGGCTTCGAATAGCCGCGCTGTGCGTTTTTTCAAGTGGGTGGGGGACTTTATCGAATCGGTCCACCACCTCATTAATTTGGCCCGCGAACTGCTCCAGCTTGAGTAACTCTGCAACCCCAACTGCAACAGGAATGGCTCCATAAAGACAGTAATAGAGTGACGCTGCGATCTCGTCAGGCCCACCTGCACCGACTTTGTAGTTCCAATACTTTCGGCCCTCGTGAGGCTCAATGAAATTGCTAGCGACACTCAGAACAGCCCTCCCAAAGCGGCCGGCTCCCAGTTCATGATCACCAGTTCACCGCTAACCTCGGACCTCCCCTCTCGCTGGTTGGCCGTGCTGTACCGAATGTCCACCATCTCAAGATGAAACCCTTCAAACACCTGCCGAATGTCAGGGTGATCGTTGATGCTGACCATCACTTTGCCTTTGCATCGCCGCATAAAGTCGGCCATGCGCTCGTAATTCTCGAAGGGAAAATCCACGCCGTAACCGGCGGTCTGCCAGTAAGGCGGGTCCATGTAGTGGAAGGTATGGGCGCGGTCGTAGCGCTCGGCACACTCAAGCCAGCCCAGATTTTCAACGTAGGTGCCGGATAGACGCTGCCACGCTGCTGATAGATTTTCCTCGATCCGAAGCAGGTTAATGGCTGGCCCGGTAGTCGCGGTACCAAACGTCTGTCCCGTTACCTTGCCGGCAAATGCATGATGCTGCAGGTAAAAGAATCGCGCGGCGCGTTGGATGTCGGTAAGGGTTTCAGGGCGGGTCATTTTCTGCCACTCGAATACCTGACGTGAACTGAGCGCCCATTTGAACTGGCGCACGAATTCTTCCAGGTGGTTCTGCACGACACGATACAACGTCACCAAGTCGCCGTTGATGTCGTTGAGTACTTCAACCGGCGCCGCCTGGGGCCGCATGAAATAAAGTGCGGCGCCGCCGGCAAAGACTTCAACGTAGCATTCGTGCGGTGGGAAGAGCGGGATAAGGCGGTCGGCGAGGCGGCGTTTGCCGCCCATCCAAGGGATGATGGGTGTAGACATAAATAGCAAGACCTTTACTGTATGGATAAACAGGTGCCAGGCTCGCCGCGCTTCGTGCACGGAGTAAGAGCCATGGCTGGACTTGCAGGGACGATCTGCAGGGACGGCGGTCGGGTTGGATGTTGACGCATCCAACCCAACCGCTCTTTTTCACTTCGGTGTTGAGACTTCTTTGGCGTAGGCCTGACAGGCCGCCAGGGCGATCATTCCTTGGTCGCCGGCATCGGTGATGCCGATAATTCGTTGAGCATGCGCCGGGTCAAGTTGGGCTCTTGTGCCTCCATGAACCAGGCTGCCGGCGGCGGCGGTGGAAGGCACTGAGTCGTTGCCGGTGGTAGCGGTGGCGTCGAGTAGGACTGACAAGCGCAAATCAGCAGTGGCAAGGCGGTCGCGCAAACGACTTTGATCACGTTGGACATCGTTCAAAACTCGGTAGTGGGTTTGTGCACTGGCGGAAAGTCTTTGTTCCAATGCCAGGCGCTTATCCTGCTCGGCTTGCTGCTGAGCAGCCGCTGCCTGGGCCTGTTGGTTCAGACCGTCGACATGCAGGCGGGCTTGCCGCTCCAGCTGCTGACCGTAGCGCCAAGCCTGGACTTGCCAGGCCAGCGCGCCAGTACTGCCAGCCAACACGGCCAGCAATACACCGTTGGCCAGCAGCCGATACGACGTGGGGATCAAGCCTGCGAGGCTCATAGCACCGCCCTCGCCCGCTCCCACAGCTCCAGCCGATCCGCTAAGCCATTGAGGCCGCCATTGATCTTGCGAGTGATAGCCTCGAACTCGTCTCGATCTGCCAGGGCATTCAACTCGCGCACCCACCAGAACCATGCGGCCGACTCGGCGGCCCATTGCGGCAGCTCGAGCAGCTCAGGCGTGCGAAGCAATCGCTCGTCGCCAAACAAGGCCAGGCTGCAGCGCAGGTAATTGTTGCGCCCTGTTATCTGAATCAGACCGCGACCGCGATAGCGTTGGCCATCGCCATCTGCTGCAGGTGTGTTACCCAAACTCGCGGCCAGTTTGCCGGTGTCGTATTTGCTCAGGTACTGATCGCCGCCCAGCTCGCGGACGTACTGCAGTTGACCCGACTCGTGACCGACCTGCGCCAGGAACGCGGCCTGGCGTTTTGGCGTGTTGATCTGGCGATTGACCATCGCCACGTTGAGGGCGGATACAAAAACGCCCGCTTGGCGGCGGGCGTTCGGCATGATGCGTTGTAGTTGTTGCTCAGTGACGGGCATAAACACTCCAGACATAAAAAAACCGCACTTGGGCGGCCAGAGATTCGTTACTGTTTTTCGACGTTCACTACCTTGAGCGGCGCCGTTGCTCTCTTTTTCTTCGCCGATTTAGATTTGCCTTTCTTGCCGGCATTGCACTCCACCGTGGTGGACCACCCCGCTTGCGTAAACACCTGCTCAACCGAATCCGCCAAATACTCACCATCAAGCCCGACCTTGAAGCCCTGAGCATTGATCGACCGCTCGGCAAAAATGTCTGTCCGGCCGGGCATCTCAAACCGCACGTCAGCGGTCGAGCGATTGAACGCCGCCAAGCGAGCCTTGGCCGCTGATTCGGCAGCGGTTTTGTTTGGGTAGATATGCCGGTCGGTATGCACCGCCGGCAAACCATCCGGCGCGTCATCGTTATCAATGGTGACCACCGACAGCTTGCCGTCTTTCTTGTTTTGATGTTTGGTCGCCACGGCCTTGTGCGAGTTGCGGTCGCCTAAGCTGAACTGCCAGCGGCTGACGTCGCTGCGCGCCAGGGTGATCGCGCCGAACGTCTTGCCGCTCGCGGTCTGGCCACCTTGACGCGGCATGACCAACAGCTTGCCGTCAGCGACCTTGGCCGTGCAGTCATATTGCTTCGCCAAGCGCGTGATGAAATTAAAATCCGACTCGTTGAGTTGATCCACCCGGGCAACTTTCGTGGACACCGGGCACCCCGACTGCCAACCGTTGCGCGCGGCGATGTCGCTCACGATCTTCGACAGCGGCACGTCCTCCCAACTACCGCTACGGATGGTCTTGCCACTGCCACGCATGTCGCTGGCCTTGCCCTTGATCACAATCGTGTCCGGAGGGCCGGAAACTTCGACCGTGTCGACCGCGTAACGCCCAAGGCGCGTTAGGGCCGTTTCGACATAGCCCAGGTAGATCTCGATTGAACTGCCACGCGAAGGAAGCTGCACCTGGCCGTCACGGTCATCGATACGCAACTCAAACTCGTCGGACTCCATGCCAGGCTTGTCAGAGGTGCGCAGCAACAACAGTCGATCGTTGATCAGGGCCGTGATGTCGGAACCATCGGCCACGATTCGAAAGGTGGGTGTCATGGATTTTGTCCAAAAAAAAGCCCGCACCAGGCGGGTCAAAACAGAGTGCCGTTACGCCTAACGCAACGAGTTGCCGACGGCGGTATGTCCCGGGGTCAATCCCACAAGCTAATCCCTTCCTCGGTCGGGCTGGGCAGATCCGGCAGCACGATCACCACCCCCGCGCGATAAGGCTGGGGCTCGTCAGCCAATCCCTGATTGGCATCGAGCACCGCCTCGGTGGTTCCGTTCAGATGGCCATAAACGTTATGGCAAATGACATCGAGCATGTCCCCATCAGACGTTCTGCATATCGTCGCCATAACGCACAAACTCCAAACTAAACCCTTGTTTACGAGGAATCCCGCCGTGCAACAGTGCGCCCTGTTCCTCGTTGATAGTCTTCAGACACCAAGTCCCGATCACCTCGCCATAGCCCGTGGTCAGGGTTAGCGGCTGTAATCTGCCGCCGATGGTGCGCAAGGTGTCGAGCTGCTTGAGACCACCTTTGAAGCCCGGGTAAATCGTCCCCTTAAGGGTTAGCTTTTCATCACCCTGACCCACGGCCTGCTGCGCAGGACGCCGCGATAAGCGTTCCTGTGAAGCCCAGCGGAATTCAGTTGAGCGGGTAAGCTCGTCGAAGGCCGCCGTGTCCAAGTTGAAGTAATAAGGCTGCACCTTGGGGTCTCGTGGCTGGATGATCAGCAAGTGCGGGAACGGCTTCACCGCTTCCGGTGCCGGCGTGGCGTCCACTGCAAAAGAGCTGGTGGGCACGATGTTCGCCAGTGACGGACTGATTGTGCCGGCAATGTTGTTGACCGCCGTCGCAGCTTTGCCCGCCTGTTCCTTCAGCGTGCCCAAACGTTCCTGTACCTCGGCGGCGGCACGCGTGGCACGGCCGTACACCGCCGCCACCTGGCCAACCTTGGCCTGCGCCGCATTCACCCCGCGCATGACCCTTTGCAGTTTGGCCCCGATGGCTGGCCCTACAAACGGGATGCTTTCCAGTTCGGACGCGGCGCCGGTTATTTCACTGATGGCACCGTTAACCGGCCCCAGCATGCCGTCAACACTGCGCCGCCCAGCCTCCCCCGCGTCTACCAGGTACTTGAGGCCCGATTGCAGCTGTTCCATATAGGCCATAAAGCCCCCTTATAAGTGAGGTTCGTCATACAACTTGGCCGCGTTCTGCTTCGCCGCGTCGGCCATCATCCGCTGCATGTGCGGCATCAGATCCTGTGCCAAGCGTTGTGGATCTTTGACATCCCCCTGCACCGTGACCGGCATGTTTAGCGAGTACTGAAACTGCTGATCCACTTTGGCCGGAACCGGTTTTTCCGGCGCCTTGGGCTCAATGGCCACGGCCGCCGGCTTAACCGGTGCCTGTACTGCCATTGCGCGCGCGACGTCGCCCAGCGCCGGGCCTTGCGGGGCTGGCGCATGAGCCATCAGCAACGCGCCGGAACCGTTCGCCTTTTCCTGATCGGCCGACCGACTGAGCGGCAGGGTCAAGGTGGCCAGGCTGGGAACCGCCGGACCAGGGCGCGGCCCCATCAGTAATGGCGTGATCAGTGGCGCCGGCTTGGCTTCCGGTTTCTCTTCGGGCTTTTCATCATCGCCACCAAACAGCGACTTGCCCAAGGAGCCGCCCAACACAGAGCCGCCCTGACTGCCGACATAAGCGCCAATCAAACTGCCGATGGCAGTACCAATAATCGGCACCACTGAACCAATGGCGGCCCCCGCCGCAGCACCGGCCATGGCGCCTGCCAAATTGCCAGCGGCCGCACCATAACCTTCAGCCTTTTCGTCCTGGGTCGTAGCATTTTCAAAGGTGTCGAACGCCATCGCGCCGGCTTCCATCACCGAGGCGCCCGGTATCATCTTGGCGGCTTTGCCGACCTTGCCTGCCACCTGCACCACGCCACTCAACCTGGCCAACGCCCCGCTGGGAACCGGTACCGGCGGAACCGGTGGAATCGGCGGGCGGGGAATCGGCACCGGTGGCCGGGGTACTGGCGGTCTCGGCGGGAGCGGATTCGGTACCGGCGGCCGAGGCACTGGCGGTCTCGGCGGGAGCGGATTCGGCACCGGTGGCCGAGGCACTGGCGGTCTCGGCGGGAGCGGATTCGGCACCGGCGGCCGAGGTACTGGCGGTCCCGGCCTTGGAACGGGCGGACGTGGCGGGCCGCCCGCCCGAGGTGGTTTATCGGCGCGTCGGTGAGATCGTTAACCCCACGAAATGATAGGCCAACCACGCCCTCACCTGGCGCTGTTCTGTCCCCTCATTGCGATCAAAAATGAGTAGGGTTGCGGAACACATCCCAAAAGTTGCGGAACACTTCTCAAATCACAGGCAATAAAAAACCCCGTAGACCATTGATCTACGGGGCTTTAAGAGTGGAGGCCGAGGTCGGAATCGAACCGGCGTAGGCGGATTTGCAATCCGCTGCATAACCATTTTGCTACTCGGCCTCAAACGACAAATGCCCTGGCCGCTGACATTCACCGCATAAAAACTTGAGTGGGCTATAGAACCCTGCCTCTACTCTAACTCATTGAATACATTGAAGTTTTTAATGCTTCGTTGCGTTCGATGGGCGCCATTATGTACTCATTTGCTTTTACCTGCAACCCCTTGATTTCAAAAATATTTCGTATTGGCATCAAGGGGTTGCGCACCTGCCCTACTCCTTGATGAGCTGTTGCTGATACTGCGGGTCAGCCTGGATCTGGGCGTCGGTGAAGGGCAGCGGGCGCAGTTTTTTCTCGGAGAAAGCGCGGGTCTGATCCTTGGAATACTGGGAGGCTGGGTTGCTGGATTCGGAGAATGCCAATACGCCCAGAGCCTGCGGGCCTTGGGCGTCGAAGGTGACGATTTGCAAATAGCTGGTGCCGCTGACGACTTCGCGTTTGCCATCGGCGCGCGGCACGGTTTGCATGGCGTTGTAGATGCCCAGCTGCTGCGGGCCGCCGTGCATCGGGGTTTGGCCGGAGACCTGGATGTCGCCCCAGCGGGTCGACCCAAGCTGGCTCACCGCTGCAGTTGAGGCCAGCATGGCTTCGCGCAGGGCGTTGGCCACGGGTTCGCGCTCGGTGGCCAGCCCACGCGGAGTGGTCAGGGGCTGCGCCGGGTCGAAGGCGACGCGCCAGGCGTCGGGGAGTGCCTGCAGATGTTCGAACAGATTGATGAAGTGCACCAGGCCGACGCCGCTGTCGAGGTTGGCGTGTTGGTCCCAGTTTTTAAGGCTGGTGCAAAGTGGCTGCAATGTCGCCGCATCCGCGCCTAGGTGGTTGGCGCAGAACGCGAGCAGGTCGGGCATGACTTGGCTGGCGAGGTAGACCTCGTTGTCCATGACCATGTTTTGCAGGTCGGTTACCTTGATCGGTTGTTTGGCCAGAGATTGCAGGCGCTGCAGGGCGAATCGGGCGCGTGGGCCAAGGCCGATGTGATCCTGGCTGATCACCGGCGAAAACCCGGTCAATGGCGCCTTGGGGTTGGCCATCCACGCCGAATCATTGGCGTGTTGCACGTAGTCGGTGCGCTCCAGCTGCGGCAGGTCGGCGGCCGCGAAGATGCCGGGTTGGGCTGCACGCGGGTCGATGTCCCAGGCGCAGGCGCTGTGGGATCCGTCGAGCACGATCAGTTGCAGGCCGGCGCGCGGGTCGCTGCATTGCGCAAGTTTGGCCGCGCTGACGTTGGGCACCACTGACAGGTTCATGTACAGGCTCTGGCCCTGGTCATCGGCGGCCAGGGTGTTGACCCACGGGATGCCTTGCAGGGTGTGCACCGAGGTTTGCAGCGCCTTGAGGCTGGTGGCGCGGTTCATGGCGTCCCACTGCTGCAGGACGCGGTCGTTGCCCAGGTTGGCGTCGCGCAGGCTGAAGGCGTAGTGGCTGTCCCAATCCAGCTTGCCGGGCCATTGCACCACCGGGCCGAATTGCGAGCTGTACAGGGTATGCGCCTGCGGCCTCAGGCTGCCATCGGCCTGCTTGACCTGCACGGTGACGGAGGTTTTCTCCAGGGGAATCGATTTACCGTCGAGCAGGTAGCGCGTCGAATCCTTGGGATCAAGCGTCAGGCGGTAGAGGGTGAAATGCTTGGACGTGTCGACCGTGTGGGTCCAGGCCACATGCTGGTTGAAGCCGATGTTGATCAGCGGCAAGCCTGGCAGCGCGGCGCCCATCACGTCCAGTTGGCCGGGGATAGTCAGGTGCATCTCATAAAAGCGCATGCCGCCCACCCACGGAAAATGCGGGTTGGCCAACAGCATGCCACGGCCATTGAACGAACGATCACGGCCTACCGCGACGGCGTTACTGCCGCGGTCAAGGCTGAAACGTTGCTGGTTGGCTGACGCCTGTTCAAAGGCTTTTAAACCGGGCTTCACACTGGCAGAGACTTGAGGCGGTGTAGCGCCAACCAGGGCTTCGGCGAATTGACCGACACCGCCTTCCACCAGCAGCCTGCGCGTCAGCTTGACCACGTCTTGCGCCACAATCGGTCGAACCCACGCCGCCTGGCATTGTGCCGGCGCGCCCTGCTCTTTCAGGTAGCGGTTGTAGCCCGCGACGTAGCCTTCAATCCGCTGCTGGATCTGTGGCGTCTGGGCGTTCCAGAAGGCGCTCACCGCTTGGGGTGTATTCAGCCAGGTGAAAAACACATCGCTGGCAAGATTGTTGCGCTCCTCCAGGGTCGCCTGTTCGGGGCCGAAATACTTGGCGCGCTCGCCGCTCACCGTGACCACTTCGTTGGCCAGCAGGCACAGGTTGTCCTGGGCATACGCGTAGCCGATGCCGTAGCCCAGACCGCGTTCGTCGTTGGCGCGAATGTGCGGCACACCAAACGTGGTGCGGCGAATGTCCGCCGACGCCTGTGTCACTTGCTCGCGCGCCGACGCGGCAACACTGGCCCCCAGCAACAGCCCCGCCACGCACACCCTGGACAACCGGTTGGAAATAATCACGCAAGCTCCACAGTCAAATTGAACACCCTCACAAGGGGCAGCTACCCCACCGTAAGGACGCAATGAACCGGGAATAATTTAGCCGCCGGACGCGTTTATTTAAGGCGTGCGCGCTGTGACAAAGTCGATACCGACAAAATTTCTACATCCAGCACTTCATGATTTCTGTCGCTCGTTCGTCTTATTAGGTAAGAGCGCCATCATTTTCCTGATCAGGCTCTGATAAGGAGTTTTCTGCATGTACAACTCGCAACTGCCCACGGACGGACATTCACCGGCCGCCGACGCCAATTACGGCAGCGGCGGCGCGCACGCGTTCGGCAAAGCGCCCGAACAGCAAGGCAACCAGCGTATTCGCCATTTGCTCAAGTGCTTCGGTTTGCGCACCAGCCTGATTCGGCTGAAAGTCATCGACGCCCTCCTCACCGCTGCCGACAACCAGCGCACCCTCGGGGTGCGCGGCGTGCACAGCCATTTGCTGGAGCTGGGCATTCCGTTGTCGTTTCTCAGCGTGCGTGAGGTGCTCAAGCGCCTGTGCAGCGAGGGCGTGATCACCCTCAATGCCGATAAAAGCTACAGCCTCCACGAAGAGGCTGCCAAAGTGCTCGATGGTCGCGCCTGACTGGCGCGATCAGAAGTTGGGCTTGACCTTGCGGCGCATGATGCCGTTGATCACCACCACGGTCACCGCCACGGCAATGGCGATGTACTGGAACGTTTTTTCGCTGATGACCCCAGTGTTCTGCAGGTAGGACAGGCCGAACATCGTCCCCAGCACCACAAGGGAAATCAGAATCGAATATTTCAAACGTTGCTTTTGGGTCAT